TGCTTCACGTCCACTACTCATAAACCAAGTAAATCTTGATTGCTCATCTCTTAAATCTTGTTGAAAAGTTGAGTTTAATTTCTCAATCAATCCGTCTAAATCTCTAACTAAAGAATCAGCATCTTGCTGTTTATATTCTTGCCCTGGTCTAGAAAATACTACTGTTATCTTTGCCATTATATTAATCTATTTTCTACTTGTCTTAATACTTCTTTATCAAAACCAGTTATATCTACACCTGCATTTGCTAAGAATCCTTTAGCAATACCATCACCATTGTAATCAGCAAACTCAATATCATTAATAAATATTCTTCTACCAGATGTATCTAATGAATAGACAACAGGTATCTTATCAATCTTAACAGATAGTGGACTATCTTTGACCATAATAAATCTACCATCTTCTTTAACATAGTGACTACCTGCAACAGTGACACCTTTGTAATCATGGATTTCATCAGATGCTTTAAATTGGAATACACCTGTAACTTCACCACCTTTGGTATCATCACCGAGTTGAATGTTTTTAATTTCTTTAGTTGAACCGTCAGCCATTTGAATAGGAGTGCTTGGATCAAAACAGAAATTACCTGCATCATATCCACCACCTTTTCCTGCTCCTCTACTACTACTTCCAGCTCCAACATCAGAAAATCCTCCACCTCCTCCTGATCTTGAATCTCCTCTATTATCTCTTGCAATTGCTTCTCTTTGAGTTCTTGTTGGTTGAGTAAATTGTCTTACTTCTTTTGGAATATCTGCTATTCTTTTTTCTTCTAATTTTCTATTGTAAATTATATCTGCCGCTGATTTTCTTCTATTTAATAAGTTTTGAGATTTATTAAATAAATCTAGTCTATTAATTAAATCAGTTGGTTTACCAGTAGCTGGATTTATTGGTACATCACCTTCATATTCTCCAGCGACAGCTGCTGCTATTTCTGCATCAGTCATTCCATATTTTTCTTTTAATGTTTTAGAAACTGTTTCTCTTCTCTTGTCATAAGACTTATCTAATCCATAATTAGTTTCTTCACCCATTTTACCACCCGTTACAAGATTTAATAAACCACCTGATACAGGATTATATCCCGCCATAATTCCTTCTGGCGTGTTGTAATTATTTGTTACAAGTCTACCCATGTTATCTAACATAAAGCCACCACCTAATAATTCGTTTTGAAAAATACCTGCTCTATTCGGTGGTAAACCACTCAATAAATTTTTTGCAAAACTTCCTATACCTTTAATTCCTCTTCCCAACATAGTATTGCTTAAAAGTTCTTGAATTTTTGAAGGAGGTTTTTGTTGATAAGGACCCATTATACCTGAAGTGTTCAAAGCTCCTGTTGCAATATTAGCTTCAGGATCACCCATCATTGTACCAAAAGCAGCTTCATAAGCAGGTCTTGCATTATAATTTCTAATAGTTCTTACATTAGGATCGTTTGCACTTATATTAAATGGACCACCTCCACCTCCGTCTCCACCCATTTGTTGTAATAACAATGGAGTAATTCCTCCTGATGTAGTTTCTTCAACTGGAGTTTCTACAACTGGTGTGTTAGTTACAGGTTGAAATATAGGAGATATACTAGGTAATCCTTGATTTAAATATGCTTGCGCTAAATCTGCTAAAGTTGCCATTATCTTCTTCCGTCTGGTTGCGTGTCTAATCTAAACGTACCAAGTTTCCAACTTTGATTAGCAGCTGTATTAGCTATTTTCAAAGACATGGCTCTTGCTCTTGCACGTGTATCTACTTTATCAGTAGAACTGGTAATTGTAAAGGGTCCAAGTGGTGAGCTTGCTTGTGAGCTATTTGGATAGTTTCTGAGCTGTAATGTTACTTGAGTATTACCTGTTTGTGATAAAAAGTCAGGTATAAATCTTCTAATTTTCATAATGAATTCACCATCTCCTTGGAATGTTGCAACACCTGTTTGTTGACCTTGTCTAGATCTTTGTGCTGTAATATCAAAGTCTCCTGATTCAATGTTTGATGTAATTACATTTATACCATTTGCTAATGCTTCATCAGTTCCTTTTTCGTGCTCAAAATATATTGTACTTCCTTCAGTATTACCAACAACATCAAATGATGCATCATCACTTGCAGTAAAACTAGTTGCGTGTGGTAAACCAAATACAGAAGAATCTTGCCATGTACCTCTTGATAAAGTCCCTGTAGTCCATACAGGTCTTTGTGCAGTTGAGTCCATATAATTATAGGTTACACATCTATTAATTACAGTTGAACTTTCTGTGCAATAGAACCAAGTAATTTCCCCAAACAAATTATTTAACCCAACATTAATTAATTGGTTAGCTGTTGTATTTAAATCATCATAAACAAAATCTTCTACCAAACAAATCATAGTCTCCAAATTACCAGAGTATTTAAAGAAACCGTTTTCTGAAAACCAATATGCAGCACCATCAACTTCTAATGCAGCGTTCTGTCCAATCAATCCACAGTTAGTTCCTACTTGTTGAAAACCAAAAGTAAAAGGTTGACCAATAAATCTCATAGTAAATAAAGATGTGTCTGTCCAAACATAGATTGCATCTCTACCTCTAACCGCACCTACAATTTTAGATCCATCAGCTAGTCTTTGAAAACCTGCTGTGTTAACTGCTGTTGGTTGATAAGTATTAATATCTTCTCTATTTGAGAATCTAATAAACATTTCATCTTGTGTAGAAGGTGTTCCTATAGTTTCTTCTGTGCCAAAAAATACTAAGTGTCTATCAGGTGTTGATACTAACATATCACGTGATGCTGTTGGTGCACCTGAAATAATAGTTGCTCTATTAGTTACGGCATTTGTTGCATTAGAGTCCCATTCAAATACTTGTGCATTATGAATTAGTGCAATTACTTTATCACCAAAGTTATCAATAGACCATAAACCAGGATCAACAACTAAGTCACCTGATGCAGCTTCACCCCATGCGATGTAATCTGAACTATTAAGTACGGTTGCACCATTAGAGTGTGTTGCAGCTGTTGTATTTCTAACCCCTCTTGTAACACCGGTTAAAGTATTTGTTGATATCCCTGTGTATGAAATTTCTTCTGAACCTATTTGTATAAAGTTTGTACCTGATGTTGGAAACAAGGATGCATCTGTTAATACAATAGTTGTTGTAACTGCATTAATACCACCATTTAAAGTTGTAGTTGCTTCACCTGTCACAGTTCCACCCCAAGAAGCTAATCCCCAACCGAAGCCCGGTAATTGTTCTGCAGGTCCTACTGGATAATAATGTTGAACTCTAATACCACCAGATGTTGTAGCACCTGATCCAGTCTCATTAGATGGCATTGTAATAGTTAAAGTTGTTCCTGTTGGCACACTTGTTACCATAAATTTTTTATCATCAAAGTCTGATGCTGAAAAATTAGAATTAGTTATTGCTGTAAAATTATCTAAAAGAATAATATCGTTTTCTTGAATGTTATGATCCGTGCTAAATGTTATTGTAACAGTTGCAGAACCGTTCGTTGTACTGAATGCATTGGTTAATGTTGTTGTAGTTTTAATCGGATGAATGTCGTAAAATACACCACCTGTGTAAGCGTATAAAATTCTGTTTGTACCTATGATTGCAAACTTGTTACCAGACTTGTTAACTAAATGATGTAAAGCTCTTGCAGCTCCTGTAAGTTTTGATTCACCTAATTGTGACCAACCACCAATTTTTTCAGGTGTACCATATCTAAACCTTACGTTATCTCCACCAACCCATTGTCCTTCAGCTGTGGTTTCTGTAATCTGTTTATTGAATCCAGGTTGAAAACCTATCTTTTGTAGCATATGACTCCATTATAATACTATTTAATACCTGATGGTAGACCTAACATAGGTCTTCCGTCAAATCTATTTTTATCAGCAAATGGGCCGTTTACATGATTATAATGTAAGAATACTTGGCCACATATGTTCCCGTCAAAAGGCTCTCGCCAATGTTCGAGTTCGCAACCACTATATACTAACATATCCCCTACTTCAAGCAAGACTTTCGTACCTGCTGGAGCGTTGGGTTTTACAATATTTTGTCTTTCATTAACAACATTATTAGCACCTGTACCGTCTATAAATATAGGCCAAGGATCACCACCTAAATTAAGTGTTGTAGATATTTCACAACTAGGTCTGTCTTTGTGTCTATGTAAACAATCACCTTTTTTATAGGCTCTAGTGTAAGAATAAGTTGGTATCAAATCTAAGCCTGTATGTTTCTTCATAACAGGCAACATTTTAACTAGTAATGTATCCATTACAAAATCACCATAACACGAATAGGTATTTGGTATTTGTTGATCTGTCCATGTTCCAAGGATCGGGGACTGTGAGTGTATGTTATGTTCATACATAAATCTTGTTGCATCTCTTTTAAGTAGTAAATAATTTAAGGCAAAGTTAGCTAGATCGTATGATACAGCGCTTTTGATTACTTGATATTTATTAGTTTGAAATGTCATACAAACATACCTTTCTGTAAAAAATTAAATGATACTGATATTCTTATATCATTAGATTGATTAGGATCAACACAATGCATTAACCAGGATGGAAACATAATACATCTTCCAGCAATAGGTTCGTAATGTGTTTCTCTAAATAGTCTTGGAGGTACTGGACCTTTTTTCTGATTTGGTCTAACCATTGCAGCTGATGCTCTTGGATCATCTATTTTTAAATGTCCTGAGTTCTTAGGTGCTTTAATATAATATACACCTGACCATAGTGAATTAGGGTGTTGATGTGCTCTGTTCATTCCACCTGGTGGATTTATATTAGCCCACATATTACCTAATACAGGTTCACTATCTAAATGTTCTTGTTCGTATATTGTTTTTTGACATGCATATAACATATCAACTAGTTTTTTATATTCAGGTAACTCAGCCATGTTTGTAGGTGAATGCCAACCTTGTACATTAGTTCTTGTTATACCTTTATCTTGTTTAGACCATGCTACAATATCTCTTTCCAATTCTTGATTTAAGGTTGGGTGTTCTATGTCTGCAATATAGATAGGTGTTGGAAAATGTAAATCTCTATGCATTATTTAAATGGTGTTCCTCCAAACCACATAACAAGTGATTGTCTTCTACCACGTGTAACTGGTTTTACTCTATGTCTTATAAACGATGCAAAGAATACAGCATGACCTTGTTTTATTTTTGCAACTTTACCTTCAGCCATTAATTCCAAGTCCCCTCCTTCAAATTCATTCTCAGGAGATAATAGTAACGTCATTGATATTTTTCTAACAGGTGGTTCGTGTGCACAGTTTACATCATTGTCTACATGCCATTCGTAAAAACCACCTTCTGGATATTCTGTGTATTGTGCCATCTCTGTGATTGTCATTCCATCAA